TTGGTTTTACTTTTGCTACTTTGACCGGTTCAGGCTCGTCTACGATCTGCCCGATCTTTCGCAAAAACTTTAGATCATCCTCTGTATATGCCATTTTTTAGCTCCAAGCCGTGAGAATAGAGATAGTAAAATCGGCGGTAAGTAGATCCCCACTTTGTACGGTAAGTACTGTAGGAGCCGACATACTGCCAATATTCATTACGATATTTGAGGCTGCTAGTTTATTAAATACTGCTACCGCTGTAGTTTCGATACCGTTAAGGTTTCCCTGATTATCGAACATAGGCACCGTCATAATAATCTTTAGGTTTGCTAAAGGCGCTATCGAGTTATAAGTGTTATTACTTGGAGTTAAATACGGATCTGCCGGGGCCACGATAACGCTATTAGCTGTAATCGTTGGAGGCGGAAAACTGTAAGTATTCCAAACGTTCGGATTAGCTAAAGCCTGAGCTACTGAGGCGCGGAGTGTAGTAATTGGTGCAGGCATTATCCGACCATACTGTTAGGGTTTTGGTAGCCGCTTATGAGGCCTCTGATCTTGCCGATCATCGAGTTACCCATCCGGTAAGGGCTCGGACTAAAACCATCGATCGTTACGCCGCCGGTCTGACTGACCTGCCGGGCCTGAAAAATATCTACTGCGAGGATCATCGCGGCCTCGCGTATCGCCGGGGTAGTCGCGTAGGAGTTTGTCTTTGTATCCTCTCCTACAGCTGAGCCGTAAGGTAATACACGCCTAAAATTAACGTTAGCCGCCGTCTTAGCGAATTGGATAAAGCTAAAACCGTTAGGCCAATTAAAATTAAATTGATTAAATACAAGGCTAGGCATCTGACTAACCGTGCCGGCGCTCCAAGGGATCGTACCGGTAATTGTGTAGGTGCCGTTAAAGGTTGAGCCGCATCCACTCAAGGTTACGTTCTGGCCAGTAGTAAACGTCATAGGGTTAGCGATCATCGCGGTAGCTACGTTATTTTGTAGCGTTACTCCTACTACCGGAGCTGAGGCAAACCATAAAAACTGATTTAGGAGATCCTGCGCGGTCTGGCAACAAGTCTCGACTATATCGCTCGAGTAAAGGTTTTCGATACCTAGGTTAGCGCGTAGCTCAGCCTCGGTTACGTATGTAGCCGGCATCTTTACTCCTATCTTAAAAGGGCCGGTAGGGCTCAAAGGGCTAAGAGCCCTACCGACTATTGGTTTTTTCCTTTATTTATGCTTTCGCGTATTTGATAATACCGTAAGGCATTTTCGCGATAGTTGCCATAAATCCATAAATCGCAACCTGAACCTGTAGGTTAGATACGACATTTACGGACATATAGGCTTGTGGCCCACGATAAACGGTAAACGCCTCAGGTGCCAAAATAATGGCTGAGTTATCATCTACTGCAGTCTGTGAGAAGTTGCGATCTACGTAGAGATCCAAGCCAAGTACGTTACCGCGAATAGATCCCGGATTTACTTGTCCGGCTGCGTTCATTGGTTGGATAGCGTTGTAAATTGGTCGCTTTGTGGTATCAGTCGCGCCCATTAGTAGCTGCCATTGTGCACCGTTGCCAATATAGTTTTGTGCAAAGTAACCGGTGTTTTCATATACAAGCTTTGCAGCTTGTGAGCTGTAAGCGATAACGCCGTCGCTATCAGCTGTAGTAGCTGATGCGTAAGTACCTGCAGCTAGTAGAGCAGTAAGTACCGCACTATCAATAGCTGTTAAATAGGCATTTTGAAGCTGATTAGTAAGCTCGGCATAGAAATTCGGATCTGATCTCTCAAGCAATTCGACAGAAATCGTGTTCATACCTGAGTACTTGTTTACTGTACCTGTTAGGTATTCAGTAACCATACCTGTATTAGATACAGCTCCGGCTTCAGCTTCGACCGTTACGGTAGGTGCTACACCTGAACCGCCACCGGCTGAGGTCACAAGTGAAGGTACGTTTATAGTCATACCTTGAGCAGGCAAAACTCCTTGTGAGCAAGCATCGATAGCAGGTGTACCAAAACGAGTGTTAGTTACAAACTCTGATAGATACTGAGTAGGGTTAAAAGCAGGGTTAGTAGAGAAAGAATCATCGGCTGCAGTTACGTAGAGCTTTGACTCATCGCTACCTAGTGCAGCTTTAATCTTGTGCTCTGTGTAAGTTGCCATAGAGACGATAGGAGTACGGACTCGCTGAGAGTCAAGTACTGACGGACGGATTATCTTACGAGCGGCCTCGACTTTTTCAGCCTCGACCGGTACATCTACCGGAGTTTCCTCCGGTGTATTTTCTGGGGCTGTAGTCACAGCTTCCTCGCTTTCGGTTTCTGTTTCGGTTTCGATCTCTACGATAGTCGTAGAAATAGTTGTAGTTTTTTCTTTTGTACTTGTTGCAGCTTCAAGAGCTGCACGTGCCGCCATAATTTCATCGACGGAGGCGCTAGAAAATGCGGCGCTCTCGACGAGCGACACCTCTTTTAGGACGGCCGCCGTGACGAGCAGGTAATCTCCCATTGGCTTAGAGGCGGTTACATCCACCCCTACGGATAAGCCGGATACGAGATTTTCCTGCGCAAGTACGAGAGCATCCTGTCCCCGAGTGCTGCTCGATAAACGAAATGAACCATAAACGCCACTTGTAGAATCGCTGAACGAAATTGCGCGACCTACCGGCTTATCTTGTTGATGCTGCATTAGTAATTTTATTTTTGAGGCTTCGGCATAAGTAATAGATCCGCGCTCAAACATTACCGGCCCTGCGCTTGTATGGCCGATCTCGCCATATGGTGCAACGAGTCCGGATACGATCCGGCGCTCTGCATCTGCAGCTTGGATTTCTTGACTAAACGTTAGTAGCACTTGTATCTCCTAGCGGTGTTAGTTGCTCCATCGATCTAGCTTGGTCTACATCGATTAAATCGAGGTTAAGCATTTTCTCGATAATATCTAAACGATCTTTTGCATCGACACGTAAAAACGTATCGTCTACCGCAAAACGCACCTGATTTGAGCTATTAGTTATATCGTTCATAGATAAACGATCCTCGATAGCAGAGATATAAGGCTGTAGCGAATAAGCTACAAACTCTTTACGACCATCTAAAATATTTTGGTACGTCATAGAATTATTCATATCGGCGGAGATGAGGTAACTTGGCACGTTCATCGCGCGGCTAATTTCCGTAGCGAGGTACTGGCTGAAATCTACGTAGCCCATTTCTTTAGGTGAAAAGCCAATATTTTCTGCAGTCAAAGTAGACGTTAAATATGCCGTACTGCGATTTCTACGCGCTGAGTTCCATCCGGCTAATATGCCTTGGATCTGTGACTCGGGTAAATCTGCCCCATTATTTTTTAATATGGTGGTGGCCATCGGCGTAGCTGCAGATACCGCCGCTGCTTTTTGTACATCCCAAGCAGCTTTAATAGTTGTACTTGCAGACTGTAATACTCCTGGTAATAAAGACTGAAAAGTTACAAGCGATCCGATACCGGACATAGGTACAAGCTGACCATCTACAAAATAATCTTGTACCTCAGTACCGTATTTATTAGTCGTATATGTAACTCGATTATTAGCTACCCACTCAAAACCCGAAGGCCTGCCGTCATCGGCATACAAAGAAGTACAGCGCCAATATGCAACCGCATAGAACATCAACGAGTCAACCGTGGCCGCGATAGTAACGCTACGTGGTTGCCGTTGATCTGGTTGCTCAAGCCATACAGGCGATCCTAATTTTTCACCGGTTGATTTTTTATATAATCCTAAATCGATACTAGAGATAACTCCGGCTACAAGATTTCTGCAGCGAGCTACGCTACTAACTTGGAGTGCAAAATTACGATCGATACCTATGCCGTTATATCCAAAAGCGGAGTTAGTATTAAACGATCCGTAGCCGTATGTAGTATCCATAACGGCCGGGGCATACTGAGCCTCTACGGTCTGCTTTTCAGCTGACCTAAAACCTAGCGTTTGTAATAGTCCCATAGTCTCCATTTTCCCATATCGTCAAGCATAAATACGGTTATCTCGAGCGTGTCTAAACGTAAACTTTAGCCTCGCCTAAAGGCTGTGTTAGTACGTGAACTACAAAACTTAAGCCGATCGCAATATCGACGGGCCCCGCTGATTTACGCCGGATAATACGCCAGCTCGCATCGCTCTCTTTTGCCGCGCAGTTAGCCATAGATGTAACAAGCTCATCTTGCCCCGAGTGCACGAGTCTTTTATTAGCGAGCGCCTCGTAGAGATCCCCGGAGGCCTGATAACCCTTAGTACCGGATATATCCATAATCTGTATACCGTTTACCTCAAGGCGTTTAGCGATCGAGGCCGTAGTGTATTTATCGTAAGCTACAGCTCTCGGATAATAAACTTTTGCCCACTTAGCTATCGCGTTAGCTACAAAGAGCTCATCGATCGATACGTCTC